AAAAGACAATGGAGAAATTGTATGGGCTGGTAATAGTTATCAAAGATTTCCTGTAAAAGCTGAAGGATTTGCTTTTCAAAAAGGAATGTTACCTCGACCAACTCTTACAGTATCAAACGCATTAGGAACAATTACATCTATTTTATTATCAGTAAATGAAGCAAGTGCTGGTAATGATTTAACAGGTGCAACTGTAACTCGTATCAGAACTCTTGCAAGATTTATTGATGCTGTTAACTTTCCTAGTAATGTAAATCCTTATGGAACACCCGATGCTACAGCAGAGTTTCCACAAGAAATATATAAAATTGATAGAAAATCAGCAGAAAATAGGGAGGTGGTTCAATTTGAACTTGCATCTGTATTTGATCTTGCTGGTATTCGTGCTGGCAGACAATGTACTAGAGCCGAGTTCCCTTCTATTGGTACGGCTGTAGGATGAATTGGAAAGAAGCTGCACTTAATCATGCTGAAACAGAAGATCCAAAAGAATCTGTTGGTCTTTTGCTGAATGTAAGAGGCAAAGAAAGATACTATCCTTGCCGTAACCTTTCAATGACAGCACATCAATGCTTTATTCTCGATCCAGAAGATTATGTAAAGGCTACTAATGTAGGAGAAGTTACTGCTGTTGTTCATAGTCATCCAACAACACCTCCAGAAGCTAGTCAAGCAGATATGGTTGCGTGTGAGCAAAGTAAACTTCCGTGGTATATTGTTAATCCTAAAACAAAAAAATGGGGATATTACGAACCACAAGGTTATGAAGCACCTTTGCTTGGTAGGCAATGGGTATGGGGTATTACAGATTGTTGGAGTTTAGTAAGGGATTATTACAAACAGGAAAGAGGTATAGAGTTGAAAGACTATGAGAGAACTATTACTCCAGAAGAGTTTATGAAAGATCCTTTGTTTGAAAGTTATGCTTGGAGAACAGGATTTAGAGAATTAAGGCCAGATGAAAAACTACAAACTGGAGATGTTTTATTGATGAGTATTTTAGATTCAACTTTAAATCATGTGGCTATTTTTCTTGGAGATGAGGTATTACATCATTTAACCGATAGACTATCTTGTAGAGAACCATATTCTCCGTGGTTACTAAAATGCACAGGAAAGAGGTATCGTTATGCTTCGTAAAATAAAATTATATGGAGAGCTTGCAGAATTTGTAGGGCATAAAGAATTTGAAGTAAAAGCAGATACTTTAGCTAGTGCAATTAGTTTTTTAATAAATAATTTTGAAGGAATAGATAAATTTATGAATCCTAAATATTATCAAGTAAAAGTTGGTAATTATGCAATAGATGAATCAGAGATTGGTCATCCAATAGGAAAAGAAGATATACATTTTGTCCCTGTTATTACTGGTGCTGGTAGAGGTTCTGGAAAGATTTTACTAGGAGCAGCATTAATAGCTGGTGCGTTTTTATTCACTCCTTTAGCTCCTAGTCAATTTTTTAATCCAATCGTTTCTCCAGGATCTTTCGCAGCAGCAGGTAGTATAACGAAAGCAGTTGTAGGTTTAGGCAGTGCTTTAGTTCTACAGGGTGTTAGTGAGATGTTATTTCCATTACCTAAATTTGATGATTTTGATTCAGAAGAAGATCCTAGATTATCATTTAGTTTTAATGGCATCCAACAAACAAACAGGGCTGGTACACCAGTTCCAATAGTTTATGGAGAGATTTTCACTGGATCGGTTGTAATTAGTGCTTCTGTAGATACTGAGCAGGTACAGGCATGACAGATATTAAACGTATTATCAGAGGTGCAAAAGGTGGAAATCCAACGCCTCCACAACCTACTAGAGATCCCGATAATCTTCATAGTAGACAGTATGCTACTTTTTTAGATTTAATATCGGAAGGAGAAATAGAAGGTTTTGCCACTGCGTCTAAAGAAGGTAGAACAAAAGGCACAGATGCCTACAATAATGCTGCACTGAAAGATGTATTTTTAAACGATACTCCTGTTATTAGAGCTTCAGCAGATTCTACTGATATTCAAGATATAGATAGAAACTTTCAAAATGTAACTTTTAATCCTAGATTTGGTACAGATAGCCAAACTGCTATACCAAATATAGATAGTAGTGTATCTACAACAAGTGTTGGTGTCACAGTAACTAAAGATATTCCTGTAACAAGACAAATAACTAATACCAATGTTGATAAGGTAAGAGTAACAATTACTTTTCCTCAGTTACAAAGAGCAACTGACGATGGAGACTTACTAGGTACTTCTGTTCAATTAAAAATAGCTGTTCAATATAATTCTGGAGGTTTTACCGATTTAGCCATAGGAAGCAACGGGCAAACAACAGATACAATTACGGGTAGAAGTGGAGATGCGTACCAAAGAGATTACGGGGTGCAAATAACGGGTGCGTTTCCAGTGGATATTAGAGTTAGTAGAGTTACAGATGATGCTGGTGACACTAGCACACAGGACAGTTTCCAGTGGACAAGTTTTAGTGAAATAATTGAAGAATCTCGTACTTACAACAACAGTGCTTATACTGCTTTGCGTCTGGACTCTATGCAGTTTAGTTCGATTCCTGATAGAAAATTTAGAATTAGAGGAATAAAAGTAAGGATTCCAGGAGCAGGTGCATCCAGTTCTGGTACGCCAAGTGTCGATTCTGCTACTGGCCGCATAATTTACCCTGATGGATATATTTTTAATGGAGTTATGGGAGCAGCTACATGGTGTTCATGTCCTGCGATGGTGTTACTTGATATTTTAACTACGAGTAGATATGGATTTGGAGATCATATAACAGATAGTTCTCTTGATCTTTTCAGCTTTGTAAATGCCAGTAAATTTGCAAATACACTTGTGGATGATGGACGAGGAGGTGAAGAAGCTAGATTTAGTTGCAATGTAAATATACAAAATCCTAAAGAAGCATTTCAACTAATAAATGATTTGTCAGGTGTAATGAGATGTATGCCGATATGGTCTGCTGGTTCAATAACAATTACACAAGATAAACCTACAGATCCTAGTTATTTATTTAATTTATCTAATGTTACTGAAGAAGGTTTTTCATATTCTGGCAGTAGTTTAAAAACAAGACATAGTGTTATATCCGTGTCTTATTTCAACATGGATAGTCAAGAAGTTGATTTTGAAGTAGTTGGAGATAGTGATAGTGTTACAGATGTAGCAAGAAGAGCAAAATTAGGTACTGTCATAAAACAAGTAAAAGCATTTGCGTGTACTTCAAGGGGTCAAGCAAAAAGACTAGGTAAAGCAATATTATTTGCTGAAGAAAATGAATCGGAAGTTGTGGCATTTGCAACTTCTATTGATTCTGGTGCAGTCGTAAGACCAGGTGCAATTATTGAGATTCAAGATCCTGTAAGAGCAGGAGTAAGAAGAGGAGGTAGATTAAAAAGTGCTGCTTCCACAACTGTTGTCACTGTTGATGATACTGCTGCAACAGATCTTGCTGTAGATGCAAGCGGTAATCCTGTTGGAGATGCAAAAATATCTATTATTATGCCTGATGGAACGATGGAAGTAGGAGATATTTCTGCTGTATCAGGAGCAACTATTACTGTTAATAGTGTTGTAAAAAATAATACTGATGGGACACAGACTACTCAATCTACTTTTAGTTCCGTTCCAAATGCAAATACACCTTTTCTTATATCTAACGTCACTACTCAATCTCAATTATTCAGAGTAATAACAGTAGAAGAGCAAGACGGAATAAATTATGCAATTACAGCTTTATCTTATGTAGAAGGAAAGTACGCATTTATTGAAGATGGTGACCCATTACCAGCTAGAACAGTATCTAAATTAAATGCACTTACTGAACCTCCTTCTGGTTTAAGTGCTGTTGAAAGAATATTTCCTATTAATAATCAGGCTGTATCAAAAATAATTATTAGTTGGCAACCTATAGTTGGTGTTACTGAGTATCAGGTTAACTACAGATTTGGTAATGATAACTTTATTAGTGAAAGAGTAGCAAGACCTGATTTTGAAATAGTAAACAGTAGAAAAGGAACTTATACGATCCAGGTATTCTCATATAATGTTCAAAATGTTTTGTCTGCAACATCAACCAATATTACTTTTGAAGCTGTTGGTAAAACAGCATTACCACAGGATGTTACAGGATTACTTGTCGAACCAGTTTCAGATCAGTTTGTACGACTACGTTTTGATAAGGCAACAGATATTGATGTTACGCATGGTGGAAACGTAGTTGTAAGACATAGTAACCTTACAGATGGAACGGGAACATTTACTAATTCTGTTGATATTATTCCTGCCTTACCAGGAAACGTATCTGAGACATTAGTACCAGCAGTTGATGGAGAGTATATTCTTAAATTTAGAGATGATGGTGGCAGATTAAGTTCTGGAGAGACTTCTGTTGTTGTAACAACTCCCGATCCTGTACCTAAATTACTTGTATTAGCAGATAGAGAAGATACTGACGCGACACCTTTTGCTGGAGATAAAGTGGACTGTTTCTTTTCTGATGATGTAAATGGTCTTGTTCTTGGATCGTTAGAAACATTAGATGATGTAACTGACTTTGATACTATTCCTGATTTTGACTTCTTAGGTGCTGTAGATATTACAGGTGGTCATTACGATTTTGCTTCCAAACTAGATTTAGGTGGCAAGCAACCACTTAGATTAAAACGTCATTTTGTTACACAGGGTTTTTATCCTAATGATCTAATTGATAAAAGATCAGCAAACATTGATACCTGGACAGATTTTGATGGTGCTACTGCATTTGATGTCAATGCAAAACTGTTAGTAGCAACAACTGACAGCGATCCAGCTACATCTGATACTGCTGTTTACACGCAATCTGGAACGACAATAACAGTGACAAAATCTAGTCATGGATTCAGTATCGGCACTTTTGTCGATATTGATTTTACAAGTGGTGGTGCAACTGATGGATATTTTG